CACCGCCCAATAAACCCAACTCCACCGTCCGCCATATCAAGTCTCCATCTGTGTCCACAGACGGTGTGGCAGACACATCACGCGTCGGAAATCCTCGAAATCAATGGGGCCTAGGCGGCGCTTACGCTCGAGGCTGCAGACCTCGACGTCTGTGGCGTGATTGATCCCGAATGTGCGCACCCAGGGAATGGCGTAGCGTGCGCCGATTGGAGCCACGACGCTGGAGGGGCCATCGGCTTCTGCCACGACGGAGGTGCGGACCTCGCGGCGCCCATCCGCAACCGTGAAATTGAGGATGGTCTCGATGGTGATGGTGGACAGCGGGGTCTTGTCCGCTGCCAGCCAGTCGATGCCGCAGGCAATGGCGTCGTCAGAGGGATCAGGGCTGTTGGTGGCGCGCCGAAACACCGCGCGAAACGCGTATCGCTCCTCGGCCTCGATCGGCACTGGCGCGACGGCTGTGACCTGCTGGCTGGAATTGAGGCGGACGACTTTGCCGTCTGCGTTCTGCGCAACGAGCCCGCCGTCGATGTCGTACAGCTGAGGCGTATCGCCAGGGCGATGTTCAAGGGCGGTATAGGTTTGCATGGGCGAGGTCCTTAGCTGAGGCGGAGTTCCACAAGCGGGATTGAGGTGATCGAGCCGAGACGCTCGATGTCGAGGGTGACGTCCATCAGATCGCTGTCGAAGCGGACGGGCACGTCGAACTGGTAGCCAGCTGTGATGGAGACGTCGGATTCCGGAGCCGCATCAAACGTGACGATCCCGGTGTCATTATCGATGGACCAGCCATTGAACTGCTCTGCTCCGCCAAGCGCGATGCGGATTGTTCCGGCGACCGGCTTCTCGATGCGGCGCTGATAGATGTGGGGCGCAGTGCCATAGGCTTTGCTCAGCGCGAACTCTGTGGTCTCGCCATCCCCGGTGCCGATCAGCTGATCCATCTCGGACACACCCTTTGAGGGCGCGCAGGATTTGTAATCCGCCCAATCCTTGAACCGAAACCCGTAGAGACGTCCCAGCCTGGCCTCAAAGAAAGCGACCACCGCGTGCAGATCATCCACGCGGCGAATGCCGTAGCTGACATCATAGCGACGCCGCGAGGTCGACCAGGAAGCGTTGCGCTCCTCGCGACCCGATGCCAGCTCAACAATCTGCGTGCGCCGCTGTGGCCCACCGCGCGCGCCGCGGCTGATGTTGTCAGGGAACTGCACCTCGTGAAATGCCATTACATACCCCTCCGGCCCATGGAGACTGCGCGCGAGATATCGGCTGCGACCTGCGTGCGCGATTGCCGGAAGCTCTCTGCGTCGCGGGTCTGGATCGATATATTGACGACGGGGGCGCTTTCGCGCGGTCCACCCGCGCCGCTGTAGCTTTGGGCTTCCCGGCGGTTGAGCACGCGCTCGCCACGCTGCAGGATCGCCGGGACCTCGTCGGATTTGAGCCCGGCCCAGCCGCCGTTGTGCAGGCGCGGCGCGTTGGCAAAAGCCATGGCAGGGACCATGCGCGAGGGCGCAGGCCCGCCCACAATACCTCCTTGGTGGAACACACCCGCAAATATGCCGCCGAGATTGCCGAGCGCGCCGGAAAGCGCATTGGCAATGGGACCGAGGATAAACTTGCGCGCGCCGAGCTTGGCGAGGTCCGCGATCATCGATGTGACCAGGCCTTTGAAATCCAGCTTGCCGGTCTTTACGAAGTTGCCGATCGCGTCTTCCGCACTTTGAAACGCGCTCACGAGCACATTGCCGATATCTGCGCCCACATCACGGGCTTTGTCCGCGTACTCGCTGACCGCGTTTACAACCGCCTGCCAGCCAGTGGCTGCTGCCTCGGCACCCTCAGCTGCGTCGGCACCCGCCTGCTTTGCCGCCCCACCTGCGCGCCCAGCCTGTCCTTCGGTCTCCTCCAGCGCATCGTTGAGCCGGTCCGCTGAATTGGCGGCACTTTCGAGCGCCGCTGTGCCTTCATCGCCCGCACCAGAAATGGCATCCTTCAGCGCCTGCCAAGCGGTCATGGGGCGCGAAGCTGCATCTGACAGCATCCCCGCAGCCTCGGAATAGCCTGCTGCCCGACCGCGCGCATCATCTGCCATGCCGCCAAAGAGTTCAGGCACCTGGAAGGGATTGTCCGAGAAGGCGCTGTCGTAAGCTGCCCGCGCACGCTCTCCCAGATTGACGGCTTCCGGGACTGCAGACTTCCATTCCGAGAGATCAGGGGCGGCGATGGCCCATTCGGGACGTCGACCGCCAAGGGTCAGCACTGTGTTAATCGCCTCGGTGATGCCCGCAATGCCGGTCTCCATCACCTCGACCAGACCGTTGATTGCAAGTGCACCAACGCGCTCGAACACATCCGGCAGCGCGCCCCAGATGGCCTGCACCGCCAAAAACGTGCCCTCGAAGGTGTTGACGGTGCTGTTTGCCCAGCCGACCACCGCCGCTGTTGCATCTTGCAGCCCGTCATAAATACCAGCCTGCGCCGTGGCCCATCCGGCTTCAACGCGCGCCCAAGCTGCATCCGCGCTGAGCGATATCCGGTCCCAGACCTCAACCGCCACGTCCTTGAGCAGGTCCAGCGCGTTGCCGAACCCGCCCGCGCCAGAAACCAGCCGCGTGAACTGATAGACCAGCTCGCCTGCGCCAACGATCAGAGCGCCGATGCCGGTTCGGATCAGCGCTGCGCGCAGGAAAACCAGACCGGTCACCAGCCCACTGACCGAGAAGGTCGCGGCCACAAGCCCGGCCACCCACCGGCCCGCCATCACGCCTGCGAAGGTCACGGCGTATGTGGTCAGTCGGCCAATGTTCTCAAACAGACCCTGAATGGCGCTTCCAAGAGGACCGGTCGTGCGCGCAATCGCTGCCAGCGCATCCGCCACCGCTTCAAGCGCGGGCGCTGCGGCCACCGCCAGCTGGTTCGAGACGCCGCGCCAGATCAGACCGAGGCGGGAGATTGCATCATTGGTGCGCTCGATTTGGTCCGCATCCTGCTCGGAGACGACGATGCCGAAATCATTCACATCAGCGGTGGCCTGGCGCAGCGTTGCGGTATCAATGCGCGTGAACACGAGGGCGGCGCGATCGCCAAAGAGCTGCGAGGCGACAGCAGCGCGCTCGGCCTCCGGCACGAACTCCGCCAGCCGGTCCTGGATCAAAGCGATGCGCTGATCGAGCGGCAGGTTTTGCAACTCGCTGACCGACAGGCCAAGGCGGTCGAGGGCATCGACGGCAGGACCCGCACCGGCGGCAGCCTGGCTGAGCCGTCGTGTCAGCTGCACTGTGGCCTGCTCGACATTGCCCATGGAGACGCCCGAGAGGTCAGCGGCACGCTCCAGCACCTGCAAGCTTTCGACGGTGGTATCCAGCGACTGCGCCAGCTTGGCAGTTTGGTCGATGGTTTGCAGTCCCGAGCGGATCATCGCAGCACCGGCTGCCACCACAGCTGCACCTGCGGCTGCCGCTGCAATCGTGGCGCGGCGCGTGAAGGCAGCAAGCCGCGCGTTGGCCACATCGACCTCGCGCGAAAGCCGACCGAGCCCACGCGCACCGGCGTCGCCAATGCCGGTCAGCTCCGCCTTGACCTGTCGTCCGCCAACGGCAGCGAGGCGCACGAACACGCGTTTATCGGACATCCTGCTCTCCAATCCGTTCGTTTACTTTTTTGACCATCACGGCTTCGATCTCGGGCAGCAGTTCCATCGCCACGAGGCCGTTGATGCCAAGGGCGTGCGCCATTGCGAGCGCAGCACCCATGTCCCACCCGAGGATTGTCTGCTTTGTGGCGCGCAGCTGGCCGCCGAGGCGTCCGACCAGGTCCCAAATCTGCACACCCTCGAAGGTCTGGGGACGGTTCATTTTTTGCGGGCAGTCCGGGCACGGGCCTTGGCAGGCTTCGCAGTAACGGTCGCCCCCGCTGAAGTGCCAGTCAGCAAGGGCGCGGAGACGTTTTTTTCCTGATCCAACACCAGAGCCTTGGCGACATAGCCCGCCTGGAAGGCCTCGAAAATTGGATAGATGTCGAGCAAGGCGACGACACCTTCGGGGGTGAGGTCCAGAACGTTGCCGTCCATGTCGCCCACGCCCTCCCATTCCACCACGGCGCGCCGCCCCAGCGCTTTGGCAAAGACCAGCGCACGGTCCTCGTTGCTAGCATTCTCTGGGAGCGCTTCGATGCTGGGATCGTTGCGGGTGGTCACCATCAGAGCGGTGGTGAGCGGGAGCAAGCGCACGCGGACGCCGGGGGCAAGATCAAGCCAGCGCGGGTCGGTCGAGAGGTCAAGTTTAAGCATGATCAATAGGCCTCCACGCCGTTGATGAGCGTTACGGTGCACATGCGCCCCAGGGCAGCGTCTTTGGCGGCCTGCCAATCGAAGGTCGCCTGCACGCCTTGCGGCCCGCCGATCTCGACGCGCGGACGCGGGAGGTAAACGGAATGCGCGGTGAAGGTCAGGCTCTCGCCGGTGGGCAGACTGTAGGCAAACTCAAGCGCGCAATCTGTGCCGTTGATCGCCTGGTCCATCAGCGTGGTGTCGGCAAAGCGGACCTCCATGCTGCCCGAGAGCATTGCCATGGAGGGATCGGCCCCGTCGATCTTGCCGTCGGCGCGGATCGTCTCGATGCGGTCGAGGTTGTTGCCATAGGTGATCTGGGTCGAGACCACATTGCCAAGTGCTGTGCCATCGCGCTTGATTGAGCCATTGAAGTGGCCAAATCGCTGCAAAGTGATCTCAGTCGGTGTGCCTGCGCCCGTGGCTGCTGCCGGGGTCTCGCCCTGAGCAATGAGGCTGACGGAGGCAGTCAGCAGGCCGGATCGCGTCATCTGCCAGGACAGCTGGTCGACCACGCAGCCCGCGTACATCGCGAAGCGCGGGACTTCTGGCATGCCAATCTCGATGGCGAGGCTTGGAAGGGTCCAGCCACCCGAGCGGAACTCGTGGCTGTAGGGAGCCTCCGCGCCGGTCGTGATTGGATCACCAAAGGTGGCCTTCAGCCAATAACCGAACGCGTGGGTATCGATCGGAACCACCACGTCGCCATCGGCTGTTAGCGCGTCCTTGATCGGCGCGAGCGGATCCCGGCCATAGCCGAGCAGCTCCGACTCGAGCAGTGGTTGCTCCGCGCCAAGCGTCGCGCTGGCGAACGGCATCTTGAAATAACCGCTCGCGGGCGGCGTGCCGTAGACGGATTCGTAAGCGAGCGCCATCTGCGCCCGCGCTCCTTGTGCGCGTGCCATTGTGTTCTCCTCAGGTTGTGGGGTGGGTCAGGCCAGCGGGTCTGACGTTGAATAATGCAGCACGACCGAAATTACCGCCGCCTTCAGGCTGGCCGCCCCCTCAACGGGCAGATCCACCGGCTGCGGCGCTTCCGCCTCAACCCAATCGCAACGCCCGCCGAGCGTGCGGTCTGCACGAATGACCGCGCCGATCTGGGCACAAAGGGCTGCAAAGATAGTGTCGCGGTCGTTTGTTCCTTGCAGGGGTCCCCCGGAACCTTGCATCTGCTGCGCAGACCGGGCCTCACCCTGCACGATGACTTCAAGCTCGGCGCGATGCTGGTAATGATAACTCAGCGGCGACATTGTCACCGCGGGATCGCCGGGATCACCGTCACGCAGGATCATCAGACCCGCAGGGGAGATGCGCTCCGGCAGCACCTCGCCGCGCAGGACCGGCACATGAGGCACCGTGCGCAACAGGTCCGCCAGAGCGGTGAGGATGGCTTCTCGGGATGTTGGCATTGTGCTATTCCAACGTTCGTTGGATGGTCGAGGGGATCATCATCGTTGTTAACCTGATATTTCCGATGTGGCCGACGCTGATCACCCCCATGATGATCATTGACACGTACGGCGTTATACCGTACGTTCTTCTAACGAAGGAGACCGATTATGTTTGCAATCGAAACCACCGCACCCACGCCAGGCAAGATGGAAGCGCGCAAAGAGCTGCGCATGCATCGTGCTGATGAAGAGCGTATAAAGGCTGCAGCTGCTGCCACCGGCCTGCAGGAAGCTGACTTTATTCGTCAGGCGGCCCTTCTGCGTGCGCAGGAAGTGGAACAGCGTATCTCTCTCTCTATTCTGCCCATCGATGCGTTTGAAGCCTTCAAGGCCGCTGTCG